CGGGGCGCGCGGCTCTGGACCATCGCCGTGTCCACCTTCAAGGCGGAAACCTACCGCTTCCTGCGGCTGGAACGCCCCTCTGACGAGGATCGCGCCGTTGGCGTCTGCGATCCCGCAGGCACAATCCACTTGCCCAGCTGGGCCGACACCGAATGGCTGAAGCAGCTGGTGGCCGAGCAACTGGTCACCGTGCGCAACAAGCGCGGCTTTGGCCATCAGGAATGGCAGAAGATGCGCGAACGCAACGAGGCGCTCGACGCGCGCGTCTATGCCCGCGCGGCGGCATGGATCCTCGGCGCCGACCGCTGGGACGAAGCGACATGGCGCTCGCTTGAATCCCAGGCAGGCGTGCAAACCAAAGTCATCGCAGCCCCCGAGGGGATGATCCCGGCCGCCCCAACCGCCGGGGCGGTGCAAACACCGCGCCGTCGCCGCACCGGCGCGGTGCGCCCGACATATTTGAGGTAGCAAAAATGACTCTGGCAGAAATGCAGGCGCTGCTCAGCGCCCTTCTCGGCATGCGCTTTGGCGGTGTGCGGTCCATCACTTATGACGGGCGGCAGATCACCTATGGCTCGGACGCAGAGCTTGCCACAGCGATCTTCGATCTTGAGCGGCGGATCGCAGCGTCCGATCCGGCATTGGCGCGGCCACGGGTGTTCCGGACCTACGCCAGCAAGGACTTGTGAGATGACCACGACCAGTTGGCGGGCGCGCGTCGGCGCCTGGGTCGGCGGCTTTGGCTTGCCCGGCGGGTTTGACGCCACCTCGGGCCAGCGCCGCCTGAAAGGCTTCACCACGTCGCGCGCCCATGTCAACGCGCTGATTGTGGCCTCGGGGCCAGAGATGAACGCCCGCGCCCGCTGGCTGGTGCGCAACAACGGCTATGCCAACAACGCAATTGAAAGCTGGGCCGCCAACACTGTCGGCAACGGCATCAGCCCGAATTCGACCATTGCGCAGGCGTCGCGCAAGGACGCGTTGCAGCGGCTGTGGCTGGCCTGGACCGACGAGGCCGATGCCGAGGGGCTGACGGATTTCTATGGCTTGCAGCGCCGCGCCGCGCGCGAGGTGTTCATGACCGGTGAGGTGTTCCTGCGCTTTCGGCCCCGCCGCGTCGAGGATGGGTTGGTCGTGCCGTTGCAGGTGCAGATGCTGCCCTCGGAAATGCTGCCGCTTTACCACAACGCGGTTGCTGCGGGCGGCAACGTGATCCGCCAAGGCATCGAGTTCGACCGGATCGGCCAGCGTGTCGCCTATCACTTCCTGCGCCGTCATCCCGGCGACAGCACCGATCCGGGGCTGTCGGGCGAGACGGTGCGGGTGCCCGCATCCGAAGTGCTGCACATCATCGACCCGGTCGAGGCCGGGCAGTTGCGCGGCGTGTCGCGCTTTGCCCCGGCCATCGTCAAGCTGTTCCTGCTCGATCAATATGACGACGCGGAGCTGGACCGCAAAAAGGTGGCGGCGATGTATGCGATGTTCGTCACGTCCCCGGCCCCGGATATCCCGCTGAAGCCCCTCGATCCGGACGCGCCGCTCGATCAATACGAGGTGGCCCCCGGTCAGGTGGTGCGTCTTGATCCCGGCGAGGAGGTGACGGTCAGCGCTCCGGCAGACTCCGGCGGCACCTACGAGCCGTTCCAGTATCGCACCCTGCTGCAAATCTCGGCCGCCCTTGGCATCCCCTACGGCTACCTCAGCAATGATGGCGCGAAGGGCAACTTCTCGAACTCGCGGCTCTCGCTGATCGAATTCCGCCGCCGCGTTGCGGCCTGGCAGCGGTCGGTGATGGTGTTCCAGATGTGCCGCCCCGTCTGGGCACGGTTCATCGACACCGCCGTGCTGGCGGGGGCGCTGCGGTTGCCGGGCTATGACCGCCGTCGCGGCGAATATCTGGCGGTCGACTGGCTGCCGACCAAGTGGGATTGGGTCGATCCATTGAAGGACGCCAATGCCGAGATTGCCCAGATCGAAGCCGGGCTGAAATCGCGCACCCAAGCCATCGCCGAGCGCGGCTACGACGCAGAACAGGTGGACCGCGAGATTGCTACTGAGCGGATGCGCGAGCGCAGGCTCGGCCTCGACTTCCGCCGCCCGGGATCTCCCGCGCAAGGGCCGGGAGGTGGGGATGCAAATGCGCCTGATCCGCAGGACCAGAACGCCGATCCCAACCAGGACCCGACCCAAGACACCGCCCCGCAGGAGGGATCATGATGTTCCATGCCCAGATTGCCCAGCGGGCGTTCAACACGCCGCTGTTGGTCGAGCCGTCCAAGGCCATGGCGTTCCTCGCCGGGCTGGGGCCACGCATCACCGGGCGGCAACTGCGGCTGGCGGGGCTGGAGGTCGCGCCCGAGGACGTGGCGCAAGCGACTCTGCCCGCCCGTGCCGGGATCCTGACGACTGGTCTGGCCGAGCAATATCAGTCAGGCGGCCAGTCGCCGTTCGCAATCGTCGATGGCATTGCGGTGATCGAAGTGTCTGGTGTGCTGGTGCATCGCGGGGCATGGATCGGGCAATCCTCTGGGCAGACCTCCTATGAGGGGATCGCGGCGCAACTTGCCGCCGCCGTCGCAGACTCTGCGGTGCGCGGAATCGCGCTGGAGATCGACAGTTTTGGTGGAGAGGTCGCAGGCGTGTTCGATCTGGCCGATGCCATCCGCGCGGCGCGGGCGTCAAAGCCGGTGCAGGCGTTCGTGGCCGAGCATGCCTTTTCGGCGGGTTACGCTCTGGCCTCGCAGGCGACGTCGATCATCCTGCCGCGCACCGGAGCCGTGGGCAGCATCGGTGTCGTCGTCATGCACGCCGATCTAAGCGGCCAGCTTTCGGACGATGGCGTGACCGTCACGCTGATCCATTCCGGCGCGCACAAGGTTGACGGCAATCCGTATGGGCCGCTGCCCGACCCGGTGCGGGCGCGCATCCAAGGCGAGATCGACAGCATCCGGACGCTCTTTGCCCAGACCGTCGCCGCCGGTCGTGGTCGTCGTCTGCCAGCGGAGGCGGCGCTGGCGACCGAAGCCGACTGTTATCGCGGCGCGGATGCCGTGGCGGCCGGGCTGGCGGATGCAGTTTCCGACCCGGCCTCGGCCTTCGCCGCCTTTGCCGCAGCCCTGAACGGGCGCGGCACAATCCGAAGCGCTGGGCCCGGACGCCCAGTGCAATCCCACCAGTCCAAGGAGTCGATCATGAAACCCAACGCAACCAGCACGACCGAAGCCCCAGAACCCGCTGAAACTGAGGTCACGACCGCCCCATTACCGGTGGCACCGCCTGCTGAACCTGCCTCCAGCCCCAATCTGGCGCCAAGCGAAGCCGCAACTGCTGTCGCCCTCGTCCGTGCAGAGGCGGCGGAACTGGCCACTATCGGCGCGCAGGCAGCGCGTCTTGGCCTTTCCATCGACGTGGCCGAAGCGGTGCAAAAGGGCCTGCGGCCTGACGCGCTGCGCGCCTCCATCCTGAACCAGTTGGCCGCGCGCGGTGACGCCAGCGCCGTTGCCGTGGTGCCGCCGCCGAAATCGGCTGCACCGGAAAGCCCGCTGCTGGCCGCCGTCAAGCGCGCCACCAGCGCGGGCAAAGCCGCCTGACGCCCTCACCACAAACCGAAAGGGACTGAACCATGACTGCTCTTACTCAATCGCCGACGATGAGCGACGTTCTGAAATATTCGGAGAACCCGAACTACACCAACGAGTCCGTGACGCTGCTGACCGGCACCAGCTACAAGGTCGGCTCCGTTCTCGGCAAGATCACCGCCAGCGGCAAATACAAGCTGGCCGCCGTCGGCGCGGTCGATGGCTCGGCCGTCGCGGTAGCGGTGCTGCTGACGGCCACCGATGCGACCGCAGCCGATACCACCGGCGTCATTCTGGCGCGCGGCCCGGCCATCGTGTCGAAAGCGGCGCTGGTGTTTGACGCTACCGTCAACGACGCGCCCAAGACCGCCACCAAGCACGCCGAGCTGACCGCGGCCCTCATCGTGCCGCGCACCAGCGCCTGATCCACAACGCGGCGGCCATCGCCGCGCCTGATCTCACCCCAAAACCCCACGGAGACACCAGATGAACGCCATTGTTCGCAACCCGTTCGACGCGGGCGGTT